GTAGACTCGTATCCTGTGCCAGTAGATCCGGATGGGCAACGAGCTCAGTTTTGATCCCGTTACCGCAATCACGGTAGTTGTTCAGACCTGTGATCTGGATAAGTCCACGCCCGCGGTAGTTCCAGCCGTCGCCAGGCCCGTTGTTACCCATTCGCTTGCTGTATACCAGATTAGCTATTGCACGCTGTCGCTCGAGCGGAAGCGCCTTCTCACAGGCTTTTCGCCCAAGAGTACTGGCCTGATCTGGAGTGATTCTCCCGGCGCGGATGAATCCGGTCAGCCCGGCGATACTGTAGTTGAAGCTCTCCACCAGCCTTGTAAAACCAGCGCTTTCATGTCCCGCCTGAGCAATGAACATGGCCTGATCCAGTGGAGCAGTAATACCGAATTCGCTCATTGCCGCCGTAATATGTGGATACCAGCGCGCGGCCAGTTCGGCGCTGATACCAGCCGCCTGCTGAAATTGAGACTCGTTCATGATTAAACCTTGTTATTATCCCCACCGATACGACCACTGATAAACTTCATTGCAAAGCCGCGGATCGCATCCACGCCGATAAGGCCGACGCCGCCACCAATCGCAACAGACAGGGACTTGGGCCAGCCTAAATATTCCAGCGCAGATGAGAAGGTCAACGTCAGGGCGCCGCAAAGCAGAATTTCGAGTGTCTTTTTCTTCCAGCCACCACTACCGCCAAAGTACGCAATACGCAGGCCAGCCATAAATAACGACATCAGAACAGCGCCCAGCGGCGTATCTCCTCGCCACCAGCTCTGGAACAGCTCCAGCCAGCCCTGCCAGGAATGGGGATCGTTGTGCATTTTCATAAGCCTCACCTCCGATAGCTCGGATGGCGCAGTGTGAAGTAGGAAGGCCGCCCGGTGGATTAACGACAAAACTCAGAGGGATTATTCCGGACGGCACAAACAGAAAAGCCCCGCACGATGGCGGGGCTTGAATTTGTTTGGTCGACGATTGAAGCTATGGCGACGATATCAGATTTACTCAAAATATATGCTATTTAATTGACTTTTGCAATACCCTGCTGCGAAAAGGTCGCTTTTTGTTGTGATCTTGTTTTCACCAGACAAAGCAGAGATTCGGTATCAAGCCTCTTAAAGATGTTACTCATCGCGCGCCAGTAGTCCGCATAGTTGTGGCTCCAGTTGTCAGGCTTAACCCCGCACAGGCTGGCAAGCTCCTGTTGCTGGTAGACGTATCGTCCGGCCAGCCCCTCTCTGACATCCTGCGCCGCCAGCCAGATAAGTTTCTTCAGCCGTTCCACTGTCTTGCCAGCCATCTTCCTCCCTGCAAGCTGCTGTCTGAACTCGCACCACGCCCAACGTGTTATTTCGACCTGGTGTTCCCAGCAGGTATTCTCACTGTAATTCCACAACAACCACGCCTTGTAGTGTTCATCGAGTGAAAGAACCGCCCGGCGCCATGAGGCAGTGGAATATTCCACAGGCTTCACCAGCGGGATAGCGCTTCCTTTCGCCAGCGACTGCTTGCCGGGGATTGGCGGGTTATTTAACGTTATCCAGCTTTCTGTTTCCTCGTCCCAGATACGCTGTTTTTTTCGGGGATAGTTTTTCGTGTCGAATTGCACGTTCTCCAGCCAGGCCAAAAGCTGCCCTTTAGTCTCCCCGCTTAAATCGGCTGTCGCTACCATTAGCTGTTCACGTACATACTGGAGGTATAGAGCGTTCATTGAGTAAATCCTGTGAACTGATAAATACGAACAAAATTGCGCAGGATGCGGTAGTCAACCAACACCGACCCCGGACGGCGGTAAATACGGAGGCGCTGCCAGCGCATGCGGAGTATCTCGATCAGTTCTGGTTTCATGCGGCCTCCAGCTTTTTTAGCGCACGCAGATCCGCCAGAGCCGCGAGCCTGATTTCCTTCAGCTCCTCGACCGTCCAGCGGTGCGGGGTGTTATTGTTCTCGAGTGCCAGCACCGCCGCCTCACCGTAACGCTCAACCAGCGCGGTACGATATGCTTCGATGTTCCCTGATTTGTAGACGTTGCAGACATCACACTGAAGATGGATGTTGAAGCGAGTGAAGCGCAGATGCCCCGCGGCGGCCGTAGTCCTGTAATGGCCTGCATGCCATGCGAACGCCGTCTTCGTTCCACAGGAGATGCAACCGAGTCCTTCTGCCAGTTCGGTTTCGCGGCAAATGTCATTTACGGCGCGCTGCGTCAAGTCAATCCAGTGCTTCAGCGGCTTAACCGCGGCTTTCCGCTGGCGCCAGGCGGCGCGTTCTTTTTTCTCAGCGGCGCGCTGAAGTGATTGCACCTTACGTTGCGCGGCTTCGTGAGCTTTTCTGGTCTGTTCTTTGCCGACGGCGCTGGCGCACTGGTACGAGCAAACGATCTGCCCCTCGCGTATCGGGTGAAACCACTGGCGGCATTCTTTGTTTGCGCACTTACGGCGCGGTAATTTAGCCATGTTCACCCCCAGACCTTTTGGCGTAAGGATTTTGGCGTCCACACCCGGTGTGCATATTCAGGTAATTTCGCGCTGACAGTCCAGGTAATGAAGTCAGGGTTCAGGCTCTTTTCTGTCCTTACGCCCCGCTTCTGATAATCCGATATCAGCGTGTCGGCCTGCTCGGTTGTGCAGTCGTGATGATGGAACCAGGAGTATTTCATCGCCATCACCCCGCAAAGCTCATGAGCTGGGCGGCGGCGTTCTCGGCCTCGCGCTGGGTACGGAATGTCCGTGATAAAATCCACCGCCAGAGCACATCAAGCGCGGATTTATACAACTGCTGAAATTCGACCTCATCCATGCTGGAAAAAGCGATGCTGCGGGGATGTTTGCGAAGGGTGCCGTCCGGTAACTGGATGGCGTCATAGTGACCAGCCTCAACCGTCACCCATGCGCGGTAGGCATCGAATGATTTACACAGGCTAATCCCGTTTGTTACCCGGCGGTTTGCAATCTGTTCCAGATACTGTTCAGCCGCATCCAGTAATGCGCTTTCATTCCCGCCATATGCAGCGAGAAACTTTGCATAACCGTTTACCAGTTTGCGCTCATTGGCAGAAATGGCGCCGCCGGTGGGTTCCCAGTATTCAAACCCAAGATTAAGCAACGCGAAAAAGCGGCGATGGAATGCAGGATTCCTCACCTGGCGGAACTCAGCCACCAGCACGGCACCGAGTTTAATTTTTGATTGCAGAATTTCGCTGGTCTCCGGCGTAGCGGGGATCAGAATTCCAGATGACTGCTTGATGAGTTGTAATTCGTGCGCCATGGTGTTCTCCGTGGCGCAGCAGGTGCAGGTTGTTCAGGCCTACATTTGAAGTGTATCAAAGCAACGGGTAATTCGATAGCCTGCCTTTTCTAACATTTGCGTAAATAATGTTGGAGTTCCAACTATGTCATCAGGGTGAAGGGGAACAAAAGATATCTCGTCACCACGACGATACATCAGGGCGCGTCCGCTATCCGGAATACTGCCGAACCTTGCCACTACACAATGATCGTAACAACGTATAACCGCATACCCTGATTCTGGTAAGTCTTCTAACATGTAACCCCCCGTCACACTGACTTTATTTCTGGAAACGTCTGCGACTCCACGATGCTTAATATGCATAAAACCAGTCGTCAGCGCTTTCCCACGTTTCCTGCAGAATGCTCTGTATACGTTTTTTATCGCCATCAGCAGCACCGACGATACTCAGACCATCCTGACTGCCTCGACGGATGGTTAAGTTGCAGTTTTCATACTGATTCTGGAGACGGGTAATTAATTCTTTTTCAAGCGCAGGAACGGCACCTTCCGGAAGCTGTTTTGTCCGGCTGATAACAAGTTCAATTCTCATAATTCCCTCTACATTTAACTACTGTATATAAACACAGTATACCTGTTAGAAAGAATATTCAAGAGGTGAATAGCACTTTTTGCAAAAGCTAGCATGTTGTTTCATATCAGATTTTAGGCGGAAAAACCCGCCGAAGCGGGTTATGACGCAACACTTCATGCCGGAGTTTTCCTTTCTGTCTTGTTGTGAACCTCCCAGAGACTAATGCCACAACTGAACACAAACTCAGCCAGATAATTTAAGCCGGACCATTCCCGGATGCCGCCGCGCGCCGCTTCCACAAATACAGCGATATCCTGATCACGCCACACTCCAAACAGGCGCCAGCCGCCACTGTCAGTCTTAACGGCTGCTATACGCGTCAGAACACCAGTCTGGTACAGGTCAGTGAACGCAGGTTTCTTCCTGGTTATTATTCGCATATCTACAAACCTAAGAAATGTTGATTACAAATCACTGATTCGTATTTTTTGATTTTTCACTAATGCCGATCACAGGACCGGCATGTAGATACGGGACATTAGCTCTGATCTGGTTCTGGTGCTGCTGGCAGCGGCATCCAGTGGCTTACACCGATAATTTCCATACCCTCCCAATAGTCAAAGAACCCATCATCGTCGTATGTAGCAACGAACATCCCCTGACCCAGACATTTTCCGGTAAAAATTGCGATGGGTTTAGATTCATCATTATCTGGCATTCGCTCACTACAGCTTATCCAACCACCCGGAATTACCGGAGAGTAGCCAGAAAGCGCTTCTTGCAGTCTTTCAAGCTTCACGTATTCCTGAACGCAAGTTCCCGAGTAGTTATTTAGCCAGATAGTCGCCTTTTCTGGGGCAGGCGTATAAGTAACCACTTCTCCCGATTGCCAGCACAGGGCGTACAGGTCAGCGGCTGCCTTAACCTGCGCGTATGGCAACTCGGCAGGGCATTCCTCCGGCACTACCGGCACTGGCTGCTCTTTGATATGCAGCCGCGGCTCGCCGTCTTTCGGCTCAGGCCATTTGCGCTTCTTGTTCACCGCCAGCTTCTCCACCATCGCCAGGGTAATCTGTTTGTCAGTAATACCAGCACGACGTTGTGCATCCCATAACAGGAATTGCATATCAGCCCATTCGCTGAGGTCGCCAGGTTCTGCGGCAGTTTCCAATGCCTCTTTTGAGAGGTGCTTCAGTGGACCGATGGGGCCAACATCGCCGAATGTGGCATCAGACCAGTCAGCATGTTCATGGCGAACTTGTTCTCGTTCCAGCGATGCAAGCGCACGCTTCAGCACAATAAGAATTTTGGCGTCATCATCGTCGAGGCCAAACGGAATATCGTCGCGAGTATTTTCAAATTCAGCGATGGTCTGCTGTAGCCATTCTTTGGTAATAGTGGTCATTGGTTAGTCCTTAAACTGCCAATTGCAGTTGCATATTGAACCGGTCACGCTGTTCGCAGTACGCGAGAGAACCGGGGCTGTTATACGATTCAATGCGCTCGACCATTAATGCGGCGCGTGTCTCTTTGCTGGCCGGCGCATACGTTCCTGACCAGGCTTTATCAATGCCGATATTTCTGGCGACGTTCGTGCTGTCAGCGCTGGCTAACGGTAACTTTGTGAATATCAGCGGGTTTAGCATGCGCAATCCGTGTAATTTCGTAACCGGTTGGCCGTGCTCATCAATTACGTGGCGAATCAGA